ATCATAGAGATTCGTAAAGACAATGCACATTATCAGCGTGGTCAGTTCAATGATCCTGCAGCATTCAACTACCCACCATACAACATTCGTCCTTAAGGTAACCTATGAAACTCATTAAAGAACTTGTTGAGAATGTAAATTACTTAACAGAAGAAAAAGACGGAAAGAAAACCCTATACATTGAGGGTCCTTTCCTTGTCGCAGAAGCTGTTAACCGCAACAAACGCATGTACAAAGAAGAAACAATGCGTAATGAAGTTGCTCGTTATACAGAAGAATATGTATCTAAAAATCGTGCCTTTGGTGAACTGGGACACCCAGATACACCTTCCATCAACTTAGACCGTGTGTCACATTTAATTGTTGGCCTACGTCAAGAAGGTAATGCATGGATCGGCAAAGCTAAAATTCTTGAAACACCAATGGGCAATATTGCCAGAAACCTAATCGAAGGTGGTGCTCAACTCGGCGTGTCATCACGTGGTATGGGTTCACTGAAGATGGAGAATGGCATCAACGTTGTTCAAGGAGACTTTCATCTGGCCACAGCGGCAGATATTGTAGCAGACCCTTCTGCACCAGGCGCTTTTGTGCAAGGTATCATGGAAGGTAAAGAATGGGTGATGGTAAATGGCATTTGGACTGAACAACAATTTGAAGAAGCGAAGACACAAGTTCGTCAAGCTTCTCGTAAAGAAATTGAAGCAGTAAGTCTAAAGTTGTTTGAAAACCTCATCAAAAAACTTTAATTATAAATATCCAATATAAAAATCAAGGAGATTCTCAAAATGGGAAAATTTAATCTGACAGACGCCGCTAAAGCAATTTTGACAGAAGGTGCAAAAGAAACTTTCGATGCAAACATTGCATCTAAGAAAAGCGGTCAAGATGGTGCACAAAAATTACCTACATCAGTTGCCTATGGCACAAAAGATGTTGGTGAAGTTGCTGGTGTTGTTGACAAGAAAGATGACGACAAGCCAGACTATACAAAAGGTGCACCAACAGCAACACCTCCAGGTGCAACACCACCAGTTGGTGCAGAATCTGGTTCTAAGTTGTCTGGACCAGCAGAAACACAAGGTGCAGAGCACGCTGTTTCTCAAGCAGAACCAACATCATACGAAAACATTCGTGACCGTGTTAAGGCTAAACTAGCACAACAAACATTCCACGCCAACCCAGGTGCCACATTCCAATCTTATGCTGAAGAAACAGAAGTTGTGGAAGAAGAAAAGGAAGAAGGACACGAAGACGCAGCCGAAGATAAGAAAATGATTAAGGCTATGATGAAGAAACAAAAGATGAAAGAAGATATGGACGCAGACGTTTCTGCTCTATTGTCTGGTGAAGAACTATCAGAAGATTTCAAAGAAAAAGCATCTACAATTTTTGAAGCTGCCGTTATTGCACGTACACAAGCAATGATGGAAGAAGTTGAAGAAGCTTTGTTTGAAGAATTTGAATTAGCCGTTGAAGAAGTTAAGAACGACTTGTCTGCCAAGTTGGACGACTACATCGGTTACATGGCAGAAGAATGGGTTAAAGAAAACACATTGGCAATCGAAAAAGGTCTACGTGCTGAAATCGTAGAAGAATTCATTGCTGGTTTGAAGAACTTGTTCGTTGAACACTACATTGATATTCCAGAAGAAAAAGTGGATGTTGTAGAAGAATTGACAAACAAAGTTGAAGAATTGGAAGCTCAAGTTAATGAAGAAATCCAATCTGCCGTTGAATTACGCAAAGAATTAAACGAACACAAAAAGAATGAGGCGATCCATGCAGTATGTGAAGGCCTAACGCAGACACAGGTAGAAAAAATGAAATCACTTGCAGAAAGTGTTGAGTTTACTACCGATGAAGAATTTGCAGACAAACTGGTAACTCTGAGAACATCATACTTCACAGAATCAGTTAAGGCTGCTGACAGTTCTGCATTGAATGAGGAAGTACAAATCGAAGAAGATAAGCCAGCAGTTAAAACAACTGCATCAGCTGATCCTTTGATTAATGCTGCCGCATCAGCAATCTCAAAATCTGTGGTAAAATAAATAAAAATTACCGAATCTAAAAGAAACTAACAAGGAGAAAACTAATGTTTCTATCTGAAGAATTACAACAAAAGTGGCAACCAGTTCTGGAACACCCAGAATTGGAAGCAATTAAAGATCCATACAAGAAAGCTGTTACAGCTTTGGTGTTGGAAAACCAACAACGTGAAATGTCAGCTGCTGCACAGCAGTTGAATGAAACAACATACAGCGCTGCACCTACAAACGTGACAGGCGGTGGTGTTCAGAATTTCGACCCAATCTTGATTTCTTTGGTACGCCGTGCGTTGCCAAACTTGATTGCGTATGACGTTGCTGGCGTTCAGCCAATGACTGGTCCTACAGGCCTTATCTTCGCAATGCGTGCTAAGTACAATGCGATGGGTACAGCTGGTACAGGCGACTCTAACGAAGCATTCTTCAACGAAGCTAACACAATCTTCTCAGGTGCTGGTTCATCTGGTAACTTGTATGGCTTCCGTGGTAACAACACAACAGACGTTCGTACAAACGCTGGTGCTGACTTGACTGCTAACAGTTACACAACTGGTATCGGTATGCCAACATCACGTGCCGAAGGTTTGGGTGCTGACACCGACACAGGTATGTTCAATCAAATGGCTTTCTCTATCGAGAAGGTTACAGTTACTGCTCAAAGCCGTGCTTTGAAGGCAGAATACTCACTTGAATTGGCACAAGACTTGAAGGCAATCCATGGTTTGGATGCTGAAACAGAATTGTCAAACATTCTGTCAACAGAAATCTTGGCTGAAATCAACCGTGAAGTTATCCGTACAATCTACACAACTGCTGTTGCAGGTGCTCAGTACGGTGTTACAACTGCTGGTGCTTTCGACTTGGACACAGACTCTAACGGTCGTTGGTCAGTTGAACGTTTCAAAGGTTTGATTTTCCAAATCGAACGTGATGCTAACGTTATCGCTAAGCAAACTCGTCGTGGTAAAGGTAACGTTCTGATTGTTTCTTCAGACGTTGCATCTGCTATGGCTATGGCTGGCGTGTTGCAGTACACACCTGCATTGTCTGCTGACTTGCAAGTTGATGACACTGGTAACACCTTCGCTGGTTTGTTGCACGGTCGTATCAAGGTCTACATCGACCCATACTTCGGTGGTTACACATCTAACCAAGAATTGGTAACAGTTGGTTATAAGGGTACTTCTCCTTATGACGCTGGTTTGTTCTACTGCCCATACGTACCTCTACAAATGGTTCGTGCTGTTGACCAGTACACATTCCAACCAAAGATTGGTTTCAAGACTCGTTACGGCATGGTTGCTAACCCATTTGCAACAGGTCTAACAGTTGGTAACGGTGCTTTGAACTCACGTTCAAACGTTTACTACCGTATCTTCCAAGTTAAAAACTTGATGTAATCTCCGTTAAGAGAGATATTGAAAGGGTCACTTCGGTGACCCTTTTTTTTGGCTCCTAAATAATAGTATAGGAGAAACAATGACAGTTCTTAACAGAAATCCACAGAATACTAACCCGTTACAACCCAGTAAGTTTCTATTAACATTTAATAGAGCTGGTGCGGTACCATATTTCTGTCAACAAGTTAATCTACCTGGTATGTCAATGGGTTCTGCACCATTCAATACTCCAACTTTGGATATTAGTTACCCAGGTCACAAGTTGTCATTTAGCAACCTGAATATTACCTATATTGTCGATGAAGAATTGACTGCATGGAAAAACATGTATGACTGGTTCTTGGCATTGGCACACCCAAATATGGATGAAAGAAAGAGATTGTTGGAACTGCAAGGCGGTAAGACAACATCAGATGCAACACTTACTGTATTATCGGCATTGAACAATCCGATTGCTCGTATACAATTCTGGAATGTATTTCCAACTGACATGAGTGATATCAATTTCGATACCACACAGTCTGCCGATACTATCATTTATTCTACGGTAACATTTAACTTTAATTACTACGAAGTATTGCCTTTGTGATTGACTTCTGATATAATCTACATTATTTGTTTTTATTATTAATTATGGAAAATTTAGAGCACATTTTGAAATGGTGGGAAGTAGATGCGGTCATGGACCAAACAGAGCCATCTAAAGAATTATTGAAGATTCCCACACTACACAGTAAGTATCTTGCCGAGTTAACGAAACACAAGATTGCCTCAAAGAAGGCACACTTTGATTATCTGCGTATGCGTAAGATTAAATGGGAATACTATACAGGCAAAACTACGCAAGATGAATTGGAACAATATGGTTGGGAACCATTTCAATTTACACTCAAATCCGACATTAATACATACTTAGAAGCAGACAAAGACCTCATCAAATTACTTGAAAAGAAGGTCTACCATGAAGAAGTCGTATCAGTTATTGAATCTATTATGAGTGAATTGAAACAAAGAACATGGCAGCTGCGTGATTTTATTTCATGGGAAAAGTTTGTAAATGGCCAGTGATGTTGTTATAACCAAAAAAGATGGTGTGTATGCCAAGGTGACCTGCGAGCGTCATGTGGCGATGGAACTATCTCAGTTCTTCACCTTCTTTGTACCAGGTTTCCAGTTTGTTCCTGCCTTCAGGAATAAGATTTGGGACGGTAAGATTCGTTTGTTCAATCTACAAACACAACAAATATATCTTGGTTTAATTCCGTACATCAAATCTTTCTGTGAAGATAGAGAGTATAGTTATGAGGACAACATCGTTGAATCTGAATTCTCGATGTACCACGCAAAGAAGTTTGCAGAACAACTCAATATACACTCACAAGGAAAGAAATTGGAAGTGCATCCGCACCAGTTGGAAGCATTCGTACACTCCATGCAGTCACACCGAGCACTGTTCGTGTCTCCAACATCGTCTGGTAAGTCCCTGATTGCATATCTATTGTATAGACAGTTACACAATTATCAACAACTCAAAGGTCTTATGATTGTTCCGACTACATCTCTGGTTGAACAAATGTATACAGACTTCCAAGATTACTCATCACACAATGGTTTCTATGTTGAAGATAATGTACATAAAATCTATGATTACAAAGGCATGGTCAAAGAAACAGACAAGTCGTTGACCATATCAACATGGCAATCTCTGTTCAAAATGCCTGAAGAATACTTTGAACAGTTTGATTATATTATTGGTGACGAAGCACACTTGTTCAAGGCTCAATCGTTGACCACGATTATGACCTCATTAAAAAATACACAATATCGTATTGGTATGACTGGTACTTTGGACGGAACCAAAACACATAAGTTGGTT